CCATTTAATCCGCTGAATGTAACCAAGACTGCAGCAAGAAGATTAGCGAGTATCATTTTTAATGAGAAATGCAAGATTGCTTTAAGAGATCCTGACGATGAAGATTCAGATAGTTTAAAAGAAGCAAATACGTTCTTGGCGAAAACGCTGTATAACAATAATTTTTATAATCTTCTTGAACTGAATCTTGAAAAAGGAATTGCTTCTGGTGGGTTTGCTATGCGTCCTTATATTGATGGAGATAAAATCAAAATCTCTTGGATTAGAGCAGATCAGTTTTATCCTTTGCGTTCTAACACAAATGAAATCAGCGAATGTGCAATTGCTACTAGGTCAGTTCAAACAGAAAATGATAAAAATTATTACTACACGTTATTAGAATTCCATGAGTGGGTAAATGGGAAGTACATTATTTCTAATGAGCTTTATAAGTCAGAATTGGAAAGTTCTGTCGGTAAACAAGTACCATTAGAAACTTTATATCCTGATTTAGCAGAGGAAGTCACCTTAGAAGGATTGAGACGTCCTCTTTTTGTTTACTTCAGAACACCTGGTGCAAACAATAAATCTCTAGAAAGTCCGTTAGGCGTTGGAATCGTTGATAATGCAAAAGAAATCTTAGATACCATCAACAATACTCATGACCAATTTGCTTGGGAAATTCAAATGGGGCAAAGGCGCGTCGTGGTTCCCGCTGAGTTTCTCAAAACGGATGAAGCCCATCCCCCAATGTTTGATAGTGATCAAAATGTATTTGTAGGGATGTATGGGGCAGAAAATGCTGGAATAAAAGATATTACTACGGCAATACGAACAGTTCAGTATAAAGATGCCATTGATCATTGGATTAAAGAGTTTGAGGTACAAGTAGGGCTATCAGTTGGTTCAATGAGCTACGCTGATGATGGTTTAAAAACAGCAACTGAAATTGTCTCTAATAACTCAATGACGTATCAAACACGCTCTAGTTATTTGACAATGGTTGAAAAATCCATTAATGAATTAGTCCATTCGATTTTTGAATTGGCAGGTTATGCAGAACTTAATTCAACTGGAAAACCATTGTTTGAATTAAATTACGATGATTATAAAGTCGATATCAGTTTTGAAGATGGTATTTTTGTCAATCAAGATAAACAACAAGAAGATGATTTAAAAGCCGTGGTTGCTGGCGTGATGCCAAAGAAACAGTTTCTTATCCGTAATTACAATCTAAGTGATCAGGAATTAAAAGAATGGTTGGATGACTTGAAAGAGGAAATGCCTGAATCAGGATCAACCGAACGTCGTAGTCAAGATGCGTTATTCGATTTAGGTGATTAATTATGATTACACCAGAAAAAATGCAAAAGACCGCAAACTCAATTATCAATATCTATTCAGAACTAGAAGACCGAATCTTTACCATCATAATCAAAGCATTAAAACATTCTCGTTTTCAAGATGTAGCTAAAGAAGACGTGCTTTTGTGGCAAGTAAATCAACTTTCTAAAATGGGTACACTGAACGATAAAGTTATTGATTTGTTAGCAAGTTATACTGGCGAAACTCAAGAAGCGATTGAACAATTGATTAAAGGAAACGGCGTGAAGATCGTTGATGAAATAGACCGTGAGCTTGAGCGAATGGTGCATAAAAGTATTCCTGTGTCTGACGACGTAAACAAAATTCTAGACTCTTTGGTTCGTCAAACTTTCCAAGACTTAAATAATAATGTCAATCAAACACTGATCACTACTAATTTCAATGAAAATGCAGTCATGAGAGCTTATCAAGCAATTCTCAAACAATCAACCATCGAATCTATGGCAGGTCTTAAAACGCATGAGAAAGCCGTAAAAGATAACGTCTACAAAATGGTTGATATGGGAATCAAATCGGGTTTTGTTGATAAAGCTGGTCGAGAGTGGTCAATGGAGGCATACTCTCGAACCGTCATTCAAACTACGTCGCATAGAACATTCAACGACTTACGATTGCAACGAATGGAAGACTTTGACTGTGTGACTGCATTAATGAGTAGTCATCCGGCAGCCCGTGAAGCGTGTGCGCCAATCCAAGGCGATTGGGTGTTAACTGTTCCTAAAGAAGAAGCGCCAGAAGAATTCAAGCATTTACCATCTATTTACGATCACGGATACGGCGAGCCCGGTGGAACGCAAGGAATTAACTGTACACATATTCTTTATCCTGGCCGTCCTGATGTGAACACAAACAATCAGCCGCGATATGATCCAGAAGAAGTACAAAGAAATGCTGAGATCCAGCAGAAACAAAGAAGATTAGAGCGTGATATTCGTTACCAGAAGAAGCGAATGAATGCGGCGTTAGAATTGGAAGATCCCGAAACTGTCCAGATGTGCAAACAAGTGATTGCTAACAAACAGAAACAGTTAAGGGAGCTTATCAACGAACATGAGTTCTTAGTTCGTGATTACAGTAGAGAACAAGTACAAAGTTAATAATTTTAGGCTTAGCAATCGCTAGTCTTTTTATTTTGCCCCGAATACGGCGTTAAACTGTTCAATCCATCGAGGGCGTAGCCTCGTTAAACAACGAAAGGATGAATGAAATGAAACGTGAAGAACTGAAAGAACTTGGCTTAACTGATGAACAGATTGGATCAATTATGGCTTTGCATGGTGTGACTGTGAACGAGTTGAATAGTCGGGTGTCTACCGCGGAACAACAGGCCACTCAATATCAAGAACAGTTAGAGAAAAACCAAAATGAGCTGAATGATTTCAAAGCAAATGCTAAAGGAAATGAAGATCTTACTAAGCAGTTAGAGGATTTACAATCTAAGTTTGATGAAATCAAGACGAGTTCTGAACAACAAATTGCTGATCTTAAAAAATCATCAGCGATTGACTTGGCTCTAACACAAGCTGGAGCTAAAAACATTAAGGCTGCTAAAGCCTTGCTAGACAGCGAATCATTGGAACTGACAGACGAGGGATTAAAAGGATTAGATGACCAACTGGCCGCGCTTAAAGAAAGCGACGGTTATTTATTTGGCCAATCTGAACAGGTTCCACCTAATCCCGATGGTAAGAAGGCTACCTTTTCTGGGAATGCTAGTTCTGCGCAAAACGTTGAAGAAGATGCTTTTGCTAAAGCATTAGGAATCATGCCAAACAAAAATTAAATTGGAGGGAATAAAATATGGCAATTAATTACATTACAAAAGACAATGGGATTTTCGATCAGAAGATCACTCAAGGATTGTTGACGACGATCTTAGGTATTCCACAAGTTGAATTTGTGAACGGTGGTAAATCATTCACGCTTACTACTATTTCAACATCAGGTTTGAAAGATCACACGCGTAACAAAGGATTTAACAGCGGTACCTATGGAAACGACAAAAAAGTGTACACAATGGGTCAAGACCGTGACGTTGAGTTTTACATCGATAAACAAGACGTTGATGAAACGAATCAAGACTTAGCTGTAGCTAAAATTTCAAATGTATTTATCACTGAACACGTTCAACCAGAAATTGATGCGTATCGTTTTTCTACTTTAGCTTTAGGAGCAGGAAATACTAAAGAAGAAACAATTACTGAAAAGAATGCTTATTCAGCCATTAAAGCTGCAATTTTACCAGCTCGTAAATTTGGCCCACAAAACCTAGTAGCGTTTGTGTCAACAACCGTAATGGATGCATTAGAACGTTCTTCAGAATTTACTCGTAATATCACTAATCAAAATGTTGGGCAAACGGCACTAGAATCTCGGGTAACTTCTCTTGATGGTGTGTTATTGGTCGAAGTTTGGGACGATACTCGTTTCAAAACTAAGTTCGATTTCACTGATGGCTACGCTGCTGCCGCTGATGCACAAGACATCAATATCTTAGTAGTTGCTAAACAAGCTGTTATCCCCGTGGTTAAAGAAAACACCGTCTTCTTGTTTGCACCAGGCGAACATTCACAAGGTGATGGCTACTTGTATCAAAATCGTTTGTATCATGACTGCTTTATTAAAGAGCAACAAAAAGAAGGCGTATCTGTCTCTTTAGCCCCAAAAGCGTAGACCCATCCGGCGTAACTTTGAATAAAACAACAGCTACGCTAGCGGTGGGAGCAACAGAAACATTATCTGCTACCGTAGCACCAGCAGACGCTACAAATAAATCGGTTCAATTTACTTCTAGCGATGAAACGATCGCAACAGTAACGCCAGTTCAAGGAAAAGTGACTGCTGTGAAAGCGGGAACTGCTACAATTACAGCAACAACTTCGAATGATAAAACTGCTACGTGTGAAGTCACGGTAACCGCAGCAAGTGAAGGATAGTTTAGTAGCTATCCTTTTTAATTGAAAGGAGGCAGTTATGAGCTATCTTACGCACGATGAATATTTAAAATCAGGATTCAACAAAGTATCAGTTTCGGAGTTTGATGACTTAGAAAAATGTGCTGCACGTCAGCTTAATCGAGTGACAGGCGATTTTTACATGAGACATTCTTTAGCTGATGACACGTTCAAATATCGAGTGGATAAGTTCAAAATCGCAATGGCTGTCCAAATTGAATATTTGAAGTCAGTTGGAGTTACTTCGTTATCAGACTTACTAAATGCTTCCCCTTCAAGTGTCAGCGTTGGTCGTATGCGTATTGAATCTGGAAGCACGAATGCAGCAACAGTTGGCAGAACGATGGTTGCAACAGAGGCTTATAACGAGTTGATCTATACAGGACTTCTTTACAAGGGAGTTGACTATCGATGATTCCTTTAATGTCAAAAGAACTTTGTAACCAGTCAATTACTTTGAGGCTGCTAGATGGTCATGACAAATGGCAAAAACCTGTCTTTTCTGAACCAATCACGATTAATCATATGATCTTTCAACCGCAAACAGTGTACAGCGGTAGTAATAATAATCGGCAAGTGGTAGCCAACGCTATCGCTTTTTTGTTTGCTGGAGTATCTGATCCGATGCCAGTGATTAATAAAAATCATGTTGGGTCAAAGATTGACTTTGAAGGTGAGACTTACACTATCACGACGATCGTAGATAACCGCAATCCATACAGTAACGAAGTCTACTCGTATGAGTTGGAGGTGCTGTAATGCTCCATGTTAAGGTTGAAAAAAATGGCGTCGATCGTAAGTTGTCAGTGATGAACATCAATTCAGCACTGTACTATATGACTGCTCAGATGCATCCAGACATGAACCTATATGCGCCAAAACGGCAAGGACATTTAAGAGACAAATCATTTGTTAACAAGAACCGAATCACATATACCGTTCCTTACGCTAAACCTCAATTTAGAGGGATCGTCAATGGTAGTAGAGTTAAGAATTATACAACGCCAGGGACAAGCCGACGTTGGGACCTCAGAGCAAAAGCGAATCACATGGACGCTTGGCGTAAGGCATTTATCAAAGGAGGGAACTTGTAATGGATTTGTGGGAACGATTATCCGATTCAATAGATTCTATTCCATGCCTTCCAATGCCATGCTCGATGGGGTTCCTTAATGGGGAAGACACGCTTTGTGTTTATTCGATGCCAGGTAGTCGGACAGTAGAAGAATATTTTGACGGTACGAAAGAGCGTGAAATGCTCTATGAGGTCGGATTTAACACGAAAGACCAAGAAAAAGCCAACAAAACATTATGGCTTATATCAAATCATTTAGACGAGCTTTCAACTCTAGCATCAGAGGATGGGAGTTTCGTCTTTTTAGGTATCGAAATAAGCGAGACACCTTTTGTAAGCGAACAGGACACTCAAGGGAACTCAACTTATTTATTAGGTATCAAAATCACCATTCATCAATTCAAATAATAGGAGGAAACATAATGAAAAATATGTCAAAAACAAATCAACAGCAATTTATGAAAATGCAGTTGCAATTTTTTGCAGGGGAAACAGGCGACAATACACACAAGGAATTTCTATTGAACTTTAAAAATAAAGTAGAAATTGATGTTTTAGGTCACACAAGTTTGGATGAAATTCAACAAGCAAACTTCGTTGTACTTGCAGCTGGAATCAGTACTATTACACCTGCAGCGGCAGATACCACTGATGCAACAGCTTATTATGATGGTGAAGGTTTCACTGATTCAAGCGTGACAGGTAAAAATATTACTTTTGCTTTATCAGGACACCGAGTGTTCGGAGATCCTGCACAAGATTATGTGGCAAAACATTTCTTGTCCATTGGCGATGAATTACGTACGCTTGCACGTTGGACAGATGCAAAAGGAAATAAAGTTCAATCTGTTGTTACTATGACATCTATCGTGCCATTTGGTGGTGCTGCTAATGCTAAACAAACATTTAGTTTCACTCTTGCATTCAATGGAAAGCCGGTCTTAGAAGAAGCGGGGGAGTAATTAGCCCTGAAAGCGTAGCGCTTAATAAAACAACGTTATCGCTTGTTGTCGGGGCAACAGAAACTCTTGTGGCAACAATTTTACCAGCAAATGCTACAAATAAAAATGTGACATGGTCATCTAGTGATTCAACCATAGCTACGGTTGATACCAAAGGGAAGGTTGTGGCTGTTAAAGCCGGAACTACGGAAATTACAGTTAACACAGTAGATGGTAACAAGAGTGCTAAATGTACTTTAACAGTTACTGAATCATAAAATTAGAATGATTAGAGCAGGTTACCCGCTATTATGGTTACCTGCTCTTTTAATTTGGAGGAAAAAATAATGGCTATTAACAATATTATCGACTTAGATGCTAAATTATCGCTAACAAAATCTATGAAAATCGCAGGGAAAGTATATGAAGTTCAAATTTCAGATGAAATTGACAAAACTTTAACCGATTTAACGACTATTGATATTCCAGATCAATTAAAAAATATGACTTCAAAACTTGAAAAAATGGATGAAGATGATAATGGAGCTAAAGAATTCAAAGAATTTACTCAATCTGAAATGGATGAATTAAAAGATAAAGCTGTAACTACTCTAGATGTGATTCTTGGGAGTGGTGAAGGTAATCGCGTTTATAATTTTTACAACAAAAGTACAAAAGCCCTTTTCACAATTATTGGATTGCTTGAAAAAGAGTTGGGGGAAGTTGTTTCTGAACGTAGTAAAACAGCAAAAAAACATTACAAAAATAATCGTAAGAAGTGATTAGATGTTTGATCTAACGAGAAAACCAGAAACAACAGTGATTATTTCAGGTAATGAGTATCAAATTGATTTGTCTTTTGACACTGTTATTCGATTCTATGAACTAATTGACGATAAAAATTTGGAGTCTATAGAAATTCTTGGGTTCAAATTGTTTTATATCGATTCAAAAAAAGCAGAAGATACATTCACTTTTGAAGAAATGCAACAAGCTATTAACGACATAGTTGACTATATTCAATCGAATCCATATGGAAGCATTGGAAGTGAAGGAGAATCGACTGGTCAGGATTCAAATATGAATTATTCGTATTCTCAAGACGCTGGAGCTATTTATTCTTCGTTTATGGCAGATTACAAAATCGATTTGTTAAATGAGCAAGGTTCAATGCATTATCTAACTTTCAAAGCGTTGATGTCTGGTTTAAGCGAAGACACTCAATTTCAGCGGATACTAGCGATTCGGTCAAGAAGCATAGCTGGTTTAGAAGGCGAAGAACTAAATAGCTTATTAGAACTGAAAAATTATTATGCTCTTGATTCTGAAAAAACAGTTAACAGTCTTGATGATCAACTAGGCGATATGTTTTCTATGTTAGCAGCACAAGCCAAATCATAAGGAGGTGAGTGTTTGAGCGCAGATGCAACAATAAATATTGATGTGATGCTGTCGAATTTACCTAAATTTAAAACAGACGTTAGTTTTGTTGATGACGTATTAACAAAATTGGGAATGAATACAGGATCAAAAATTGATGATTCATTTAAAGCCGAGACAGCAAAAGTTACAACAATTGCCAAATCAACAAAAAAAGATGTCGATCAAACTTTTGATAAACCAGTTAAGTTCACAATCAAGGCTGATAATTCGGATGCTGAAAAAGATGTCAAAGAGACAAAGGCTTTTTTAAAAGGCATACCGAAAAGCAAAATAACTGAACTGAAGGCGGATAATGACGGAGCATCACTGAAAATAAAAGCTACAAAAGAGGGTATAAGCAAGATACCTAACAGGAAAGAAACAATACTTAACGCAGATGCTTCACAAGCAAAAACAGAAACAAAAGACCTCGGTGATACTGCTGAAAAAACCGAATCTAAGTTTATCAGCTTGAAAGATAAACTATCCATTGGTGCGATTGCTGGTGCTTCTTCACAAGCACTGCAGATTTTAACAGGTAGTTTTTCAGATTTAATCGGTGAAACTACTCAATCATCTGACGCAATGGATAAATTCAAATCTACGATGCAGTTTGCTGGCTTTACAGAAAAAGAAACAAAAGAAGCTGCTAAATTTGTAAAAAAATATGCAGATGACACAGTATATGAATTGTCCGATATCTCGAATACTACAGCGCAACTAGCAGCAAATGGTATTGGGAATTATCAAGAGTTAACAGAAGCAGCAGGGAACTTAAACGCTGTAGCAGGTGGTAATGCTGAAACATTTAAATCAGTAGCAATGATGCTTACCCAAACGGCTGGTGCAGGGAAACTAACTACAGAAAACTGGAATCAATTGGCTGATGCCATTCCCGGTGCATCAGGTAAAATGCAAGAAGCGATGAAAAACAACGGTGCTTTCACTGGAAACTTTCGTGATGCGATGGAAGAAGGTCAAATATCAGCTGAAGAATTTAGTAAAGCGATTGTTGACTTAGGTATGACTGATGTAGCTGAAGAAGCTGCAAAGTCTACTAAGACTTTTGAGGGCGCAATGGGCAACCTTCAAGCGAATATCGTTACTAAAATGAACGAGATTGTTGACGGGATTGGTAAAGATAAGCTTACAGATATCATCAGCTTCATATCAGACAATACTACTAAACTATTTGATTCTATTTTGAAAG